TGATTGTCTGCCTGATATCGCCCGCGACACGGTATTGCAGCGCCACTACAACACCCTGCTACAACAGCAGCCTGCTACCGCCCCGGCAAAGGCCGTCACTGCATCAACCACCGCGTCAACCAGTCAGATGCTTGAGCTGGTGCGCCAGTGCCCGGCCATGCTTGAGCAGAAAACCGCTGCGCTGACGCAGAAACAGCGCGACATCGCCGATGCCCGCATGGTGCTGGTTGTTGAAGTGCTGCGCCTGCAAGACACGGGCCTGTCACGCATTAAGGCCATTCAGTTTATTTGTGACCGGTCACGCTCTGGTGACCTGCCGGAGCACTTGCAGCGCTATGTCGCAACCGCAAACGCCCGCAAGGGTCAGCGCATCGGCGTCAGCGTTCGTGCCTTAAATCAATGGGTTGTTGATTACCTGCGCGCCAAAGATGCATCCGAACGCCTTGTGTTACTTGCTCCCGGTCATCTCAAAGCCAAGAAACCGGAACAACTGGCCTGGCTACCGCTGTTTATGGCGCACTACCGCAACCCGAATGGGCCCTCTGTTGCCGAGGCGTATCAGGATTTTTGCGCCGACTGGCACATGCAGTATGCCGATCAGCCTGCGATGCGTGATGCTTGCCCGTCCATTTACGCGGTTCATCGCGCACTGAACAAAATGCCGCGCATCGTTCGCCAGCGCGGCCGGGTTACAGGGTCGGCAATGACGGCGCTGCAAACCTACGTCAAACGCGACTGGTCGGTGATGCCCGTCAATGGCGTATGGATCGGGGATGGTCACAGCATGAAGATGAAGGTGGCCCACCCTGACCACGGTCGCCCGTTTACCCCCGAGCTGACGCTGGTTATCGATGGTCGCACCCGCTACGTTGTTGGCTGGAGCCTGGGGCTGGCTGAGAACGTGATCGCTGTGGCTGACGCCCTTCGTCACGGCATCGAGCGCCACGGTGTTCCTTTGCTGTACTACTCCGATAACGGGGCCGGTGAAACAGCCAAACTGCTGGACGCTGACATTACTGGCATCCTGCCGCGCCTTGGCATCGAACACCCGACCGGTATTCCCGGCAACCCACAAGCACGCGGGATTATCGAGCGTCTTAACAAGGAAATTCCGGCCCGCATTGCCCGCAAGTTCGCCACCTACAACGGTAAATCGGCAGACAAAGAAACTGTGCGCATTACCAGTCGGGGAGTCGATTCAGCCATCAACGCGCTGAATCAGGGCAAGGAACTGAATCCGGTACAAAAATCGGCCATCGCCAAATTGCCGAGCTGGAACCAGTTGATTGACGCCATTGAAGACGAAATCGACGCCTATAACACCCGGCACCGGCACAGCGAGCTACCGCGCCGCGCCGACGGCCAACACTACACTGCTGCCGAGTATCGTGCCCTGCTGCTGGAAACGGCAGAGATTGACCGGTTGTCCGAGGCTGAATTGCGAGAAATGTTCCGCCCGCAAGTTAAGCGCACGGCGCAGCGTGGGTGGCTGTCCGTCTTCAATAACCAGTATTTCGCCGAGGAACTTGCTCAGTTTGACGGTAAGGATGTGCTGGTAGCGTTCGATATCCATGATGCAGGCAGTGTCACTGTACGACGAATGGATGGAACGTTTATCTGTACGGCCATCTTTAACGGCAACACACGCGCCGCGTTCCCGGTCGATTACATCGAGAAGGTTCGCAAAGACCGCCACGCACGCCGCATGGCGCTGGTTAACAAGAAGGCCGATGAGATCAACGCTGAACTCAACCCGGCGTTGCCCGGCCAGTCCTTTGATTTGAGCGGTTTTATCCCTGCGGAACAACCCGAAGAAGAGCCGATTTTCTTCCTCCAGGCTGACCGCGATGCCTATTTCAGAAAAAAACACGCTGGCAACCACCAGTAACTAATGAGGTGAGTCATGAACTTATGTAATGAATTAGCTGACCTGATTGCCCGCAAAGGCTGGTCGCAAACCCAGGTTGCGCGGGCCATCGGTAAGTCACCTGCCGTCGTCAGCCAGTACCTGCAAAACAAATATACCGGTGACGTGAGCGGTATTGATGAACTGGTCGGCAATCTGATTGTGCGCGAGCGCGAAAAAGAGAAAGGTCAGCGCATTACGCCGCGTTATGTCGAGACAGTCACGTCTGCACGTGGGATGGAAGTGATCCGCATGGCGCATCTGGATGGCGAAATCAATGTCGTATACGGCGATGCAGGCCTTGGCAAAACCATGATGCTGCGTGAGTACGGGGCGCGCTACAGCGATGCAATCCTGATTGAAGCTGACCCTGGCTACACCGCCCGCGTGGTGCTCGAAGAACTTTGCACCCGGCTGGGGTTGAGCAAAAGCGGCAATATGCATGACCTGAGTGACGCCTGCATCGCCGCACTGCACGGCTCCGGCCGCCTGATTCTTGTCGATGAAGCAGAGAACCTGCCTTACCGGGCACTGGAAACCCTGCGCCGCATCCATGACAAAAGCGGTGTCGGCATTGTGCTGGCGGGAATGCCACGGCTGATCATCAACCTCAAGGGCAAACGTGGCGAGTATAAGCAGCTTTATTCCCGCGTCGGTCTGGCGCTGTTCCTGGGTGACGTGCTGCCCGAAGAAGACATCAGCACTATCGCCGTCAGTATGCTGCCGGATGCCGAAAGCCCGGACGTTGGCACTGCGTTGTATTCCGCGTGCCGGGGTAATGCGCGCCGGTTATTCAAGCTGGTGCGAGGCGTCAGCCGTCACAGCGCATTGAGCGGTAATGCCGTCAGTGCCAGCGCGGTGCGAAAATTTGCCGAAATGCTGATTAATTAACGAGGTATTTGCTATGTGCAATTTGCCAATTAATAACCCTGAGTTGATGAAACCCATTAATCGCCTGCTGCGTGCCGGAATTAATGTCGTGGATTATCACGATAAATTCCGCCGCCCGATTATTGAAGTTGATCGCCCGTTCGCGGCGTGGGAACCGAAAGCAGTTGAAATCACGGAAACAAAAAACGGTGTACAGCGCATCGTGAAAATGACCATCTGGCGCGGTGCGCACATTATCTGGAGATAAACCGATATGGCTAAAGTAGTCATCAGTATTAGCAGTGACGATGCGGGCGGCGTTGGTGTGAGATGCCAGCCTGAACATGAAAAGGGAGATAGCAACCTGGTGAAAATCATCGCAATGGCGGTCGCAGCGGGCCTTGCGGGTCACGTTAACGAAAAAGTGCGTAACGCAATCAACAAGAGTAAGGAGAAAAAGCATGTCCACTAATAAGCAGTTCACCGAGAAAGCGGCAGCGCCTGGCTACTGGGTTGACGCCAAGGGCGTACTGACGCCGGAACATCTGATTAAGCCTATCGACGTGGCCCGTGATGAACTGGTTGCCGAGCTTGTTGGCCGCGCACTGGCAGTCAATGCCGCACTGGCTGAGTTTAAGATGACCGGGTTTGCGGATATCGCCGCGTTTGTGGCTCTTTCCGGGGGTGAGTACGGCGTCAATCTCGGCGGTAAGAAAGGTAACGTCACGCTGTACAGCTATGACGGGCGCTACAAGATTCAGCGCGCCATGCAAGACCGCATCGCATTTGACGAGCGCCTACAGGCAGCTAAAGCGTTGATTGATGAATGCCTTTCGGATTGGGTGGAAGGCGCACGCCCGGAGATCCACGCGATTATTAACCGAGCCTTTCAGACCGAGAAAGAAGGTGAAGTTAATACCGGCGCAGTGCTGGCCTTGCGTCGTTTAGAAATATCGGATGAACGCTGGCAGCGGGCGATGGACGCCATTGGCGAGGCTGTGCAGGTCGTTGGTAGCCGTTCTTACATCCGCGTCTATGAACGAATTGGCGACTCTGACCAGTACCGTCCAATACCGCTTGATATTGCCGGGGTGTGATATGGGTGCAGATGAGCTCAATAAAAAATATGCCGTGGGGCATTCCTTTATGTATTGCCCGAACCCGATATTGCGCGGCGGGAAGATAGTAAAAACGGCTGATATTGCACGTGATTTTAATTGCGGGTCAATTGTCGAAATAAATCTGGAGCCGTATTTCGTCAAAATAGATACGTTGAAATCAGCCCAGTAATTTAAACCGAAATTAAAACATCTTTAAAAATGGCGTAAACCCGCCGGGGCT